AAGTACACCGTCCGCGAGATGATTGAGCTCACCACGGGCGAGTACGGCTCCGAAAAATTGAAAGAATTTTTCAAAAAGTAACATAACCAGCGCAGGAGGAGGCGTGTCTCCCTCCTGCATAAAACGAAACAATGATAAAATATGAACAACAAGAAATCAATCAAGAAACTCATCAGGCTGCTTGCATCCGTTGCGGCCACAATCATCATCTTCGTTTTCTCCGGCCTCTTGTCGTGGCTGTTGGAAGACGCACCCGATTGGGTGGTGTTGACGGTGAACGGACTTATTTTTGTCATTATCGCCTATGCGCTGTACGACAAATTCTCGGAGTCCGGGAACGAAACCTCCTGTTCCACGGGGGAGAAAGCCATTCTTTTTCTCACCGACAGATATTCGATGTTCCACGCATACCTCATCCTGCGGGCCATGACAGACGACAGCATCGACAACGATACGTTCATGCGTGGAATCTATCTTATTGACGAATCTTTCAGAAGCATGGAGGACAATGACGAGTACGTGCCGGACGGATGGGAGGAAGTGTGAGATGCCATTACGAGAACGTGAAAGGCGTAGGCAAGGTGCTTATTCCCGGATGTTGGTCAGTTGTCATAAGCGGCGACATCCGGGATTGCACCTGCCACCCCACGACCTATGCAGCCTTTGAGCGTGCCGAGTTCAAAAAGGAAGTCGAGCGTCTGAAAGGCATCATTACCGAACTTGAAGAAGAAAACGAATTTTATCTCCAACTGTTGGAGAACAACGAAATTGAAGTGAATTTACCGAAAAATATTTAAAGCAATGGACAAAAAGAAAGCAGAACAGGCAAAAGGCTTGTTGTACGAACTCGAAAAAGTACAAGACATCAAAATAATCACGGAAAAAGAACAAGACCATTGGTGGTCGTTTCTCACTCCTGATACAAAGAATTGGGAGAGAGACGGGTTGTGCATGCCCAAAATCCTGCGTGAAGAGTTTACGAAAGCCGTAGACAGAAGCATTGAACGGTTAAACAAACAAATAGAAGAATTATGAACGAAATTTATTGGATAACTCGCCTTGACGGCATTCAGGCGTTTTTTGCAATCTGCACCATTCTGGCAGCTCTTGCCATTGTCATTCTGTTTATCAATATTCTTGCGTCAGACAATGAATACGAGAAGACAAAATCACAGAAGTGGTTCAAAGTGCTGCTTTGCGGTCTTCCATTCTTCGTCTTGCCGCTCATCTTCATCCCATCGACAAAGGACGCGCTGCTCATATACGGGCTTGGCGGTTCTCTTGACTATATTAAGGGGAACGACACGGCGAAGAAGTTGCCGGAAAAAGCCGTCATGGCCTTGGATAGGTATTTGGAAGAGTTGAACAAGGACGAAAAGGAAAAATAATGAAGGATATATTGATAATACTTGCCGCCATCGTTGTCCCTATCGTGGCTCTGTATCTGGTATTCGCTTTCGTGGCTTGGGATTTTTGGTGGCCATCGGATTGCGGGTGGTTTTATAGAATTGTGTATGTTTTTATTCTTGCACTTGCCTTACCGAGCACTATCGGCGTTGCAGGCGCAATAATTGACTCAATGGAAAAAAAGAAATAGATATGATAGAAGATATTGAGTATTATGAAAATGGAATACACTGGCTATAAAGATTGCAATGGCAAGAAAGTCCATGTCGGTGATACGATAGATTTCACTTGGTGGATTAACACGCCTCCTCGCGGATTGATTGAAAGCCACAAAATAGGGACTATCGAAAAATTGCAACGGGGACTTGCATTCCGCCACAAAGGTAGTTATAGAATGCTGTCGGCATTATGCTTTGACAGCGAGTGTGATTGGGAAATAATTAAAACAAAATAAGCATGGAAGTTATCAGTGATAGAATTATAAAAGCGAGGAAAAGCCACCGTTGCGGTCTCTGTGGTAAAGAGATTGCAAGTGGAACACTATACCGTCATCAATTCAACAAAGACGGTGGAAATGTATGGACTTTCAACGCTCATTGTGAATGTATGGAATTGACAGGTGTCATAGATTTGTGGAGATTATGACGGTATCACCAACCAAGAGTTTAATGATGCCTTACAGTCCTATGCGTATGAAAAAGCATTATGATGATGCTAAAGATGACATTGCGGCCGAATGGCAGAACATGAGTCCTTATGAAGCCGCGAAAAGAACTTTGAAAGAACTCAAAGAAGCAAATATAACATATTTACGGTTAAATTTCTAACAATGCAACAGAAAACAACGGTTGAACGCGTCCTGCACTACATCGGCAGGAAGCTCCGCAAGGACGCGGACGGAAACGAGGTGATAAGCAGACATCACGCAGAACTCGCCGCAAAAATGGCGTTCGAGGGCGGCAGGCAGAGTGTGGTGGACAATATTCCCGATTTGGAGTGGACGGAGACGACCTATAACTTAGAAGATTATTTACTTTCAAATAATAACGGCTGGTACTACAGTGTATTTTTTAGAGGTGGTGCATTTAAAGTGCATTGCAACTCCAATTTTATTGGACAATTTCTATCACTTACCGCAGCCAAGCAGGCCGCAAACGATGATTACAAACAACGAATTAAACAAGCATTAGGATTATGACACAAGAAAAAGAAACAAGTCAAGCCGCGTTGAGGTATTGCCAACACAATATGCCGAGTACGCCAAATATACACCTTGCTATCTCAACGGCATTTGAAGCAGGCGCAGAGTGGGCAGACAGCCACCCTGCAAGTCCTTGGCACAAAGTTGCTGACGGGGATTTGCCACCAAAAGCGAAGAATAACAACAGGATAGTGTTTTCGATAGATGTTCTACTCCGTCTTGATAAAAAGACAGTTGCTTTTGGATGTTACGATTATACATATAAAAAATGGTTTATAGGGCTAAAAGATGTACATCCTACTCATTGGATGGAAATACCCGAGTCGCCAAAATAAAAAGCATTTGGAACATGGAAACAAAGAGATTTTTTCACGAACTTTCGGACGAAGAGTTCAAGCAGGCCATATCCGAGAAGAAGACGTATGGCGACTTCATGCAGCCCGCATGGTGCTCGTACCCCTATGCCCTTGATTGGGACATGGGGTGCTGGAAGTTGACCGAGAGGGGAATCAGACGCGAGGAGGATTGCAGGAACTGCGACTGCTACAAGCCAAAATCATAAAACAAGCACTTGGAATATGAAGAAGGGAGACTACATCACTTGCCCCCACTGTAAGGGTCGGGGCAAGGTCTACGACAGGGAGGACGCTGTATTCACGCTCGGCATAAGCCTGCTGTTCGGCAGGGACAAGAAATGCCCGAGATGCGGCGGCAGTGGATTCGTGGAGGTGAGATAGACAAACAGCCGGCAACTAATTTTATGAAAGTTTAATTATGAACAAATCGTACAAAACACCACCCACGGACACACCGTGCGGAACATGCCGAACTCTCTATGAGACAATCAACGGCTGGTATTGTCCAAAAACAAAACAGGTGGTAAGGAGAGGGCACAAACCAACGTGCAGCCAAAACGGCAATTCTGGGGGAGGGGTTTAGGGAGGGGATGCGTGTATGTGTGTATATATGCGTGCGTATGCGCGTAAGTAGCACAACATAAACCAAGAGAAAAAAGATAAAACAAAACACAGACACAAGCGGCGAGAAGAAACATGTATAAAATGCAAGAAACAATACAGATGCAATCAAAAGTAAACGATTATTACATAGGGATAGACCCTGATGTAGACAAGAGCGGTGTTGCACTTTTGGAGACAGCGACAAGAAAGCTCACTGTCAAGACACTTTGTTTTGCCGAACTCATAGACTATTTGAAAGAAATAGAGTTTGCCACGTCAGCTTTCACGCTTAAAGGAGAAAGAAAAAACATGATGGTAATCATTGAGGCCGGGTGGATGAATCGTGGCAACTGGCATTTGCAGCGGTGGGACGGGCGAGCGTCGGCAGCAGCAAAAGGAGTGAGCCAAGGACGCAATGAGCAGGTAAGCAGGTTGTTGGGGGAAATGTGCGGGCACCTCGGCATACCATACGAGTTCAAGAGGCCGCTTCCGAAATGTTGGGGTGGCCACGACCGGAAGATTACACAACGGGAATTGGAGGAAATCACCGCGCAAAAGATTGCGCGGACAAACCAAGAGGGGCGGGATGCCGCTCTACTCGCATGGGATAAGGCTGGTTTTCCGATGCGCATACACGTTAAACCTGTATCAGCGAGAAAAAATACAATTTCAGCGAAAGAATTGCGAGAAGCGTTAAATTTAAGCCGAAAATGATTGAAATACAATCATTTTTAACTATATTTGCACAAAATATCGGTCATGACAAAGAAAACAGATGTAAACATACAGGGTGATGCACCGTCACCGGGCGAAGACTTCCTCGGCGACATCGGAGGGTTTGAACTTCCGGAGTTCGATATAGGTCTCGTTGACTTCATTCCGGCAGACGAAATGGAAGAGACGCGCTACACGATTCCGAAAGTGGCTCATTACGATGAAGAGTCGTTTGTCCTTTACGACAACGCTGGTAAGCTCGCACGCGACCTGAAAATATCGGACGGGATGAGGGCAGACGCTTTCATTTCCGGAAATTTCATCTTTGGGGATTTCATCGAGGCGTTTATGACGACGCACAATGCCGGCACTCCGAAGCTTACAATCACAACCTTGTCACTCAATCAGGAAAACGTGGATTCCCTGCGGTCGTTGATGGAAAAAGGCTACATCGGAGAACTGAATCTGGTTGTTTCGGTTTATTTTTGGGGCCACGAACGCCACGGGCTTTTACCATATATCTACAAGCAGCTCGACATAGACAACCGTTTTCAGCTGGCAGTCGCAGGCGTTCACACCAAAACTGTTCACTTTGAGACCTATGGAGGGAAGAAGATAATTATCCATGGCAGTGCAAACCTGCGTAGCAGCGGCAATATCGAGCAGTTCACCATCGAGGAGAACGGCAAGCGGTTTGACTTCTACGATGAGCATTTCAGTAAGATAATCGACAAATACGCCACTATCCGCAAGCCGATAAGGAATAACAATGCGTGGGACATTTTCACTAAGAAATTTTTCAAGGAATAATTATTGTCTTACATAATTTCAGGAGGTTATAAACATGACTACATCAAGCGGAAGCTCAACCTCACACGGGGGGGGGCAAGTCAACAAGAATCAAGGCCGTGACAAAAGCGAGAAGACGCGGTTTAAACATGACCGCATACAGCCAAGATGCGTTGGGCACGCCGTTCTGACATGTTAAGGCTGGCACTCGAAAGGGTGCCAGCCTTTAACCGTTTAGGCAGGCGCATTCACGACGTAATATAAACAAGAACTTCAAAAATGGCAAACGAAATTACACCGATAAGGGAAACACTTCCTATAACTAAATTACATCCGAACACAGGACAACTTGCGGATAAGGGCGTACCAAAAAACCCGCGGTTTATCAGGGATGCGAAGTACAAGAAGCTGATCGACAGCATTACCGAAGACCCAGACATGATGGAAGTCCGGGAAGTGGCCGTGTACGACACCGGCAATGCCAAGACCGGGTATGTCGTGGTAGGTGGCAATATGCGTTACCGCGCCGCGAAGGAGCTCGGGTACAAGGAGGTGCCGTGCAAGGTTTACCCGACCGACACGCCTGCCGACAAATTGCGGCGGTTTATCCTCAAGGATAACAGTTCGTTTGGTGAGAATGATTTCGATGCACTTCTCTCTGAATGGGATATTGAGGACATTGAGAGTGCGGCCATTGACATACCCGATGTTCCAGACCCACACATAGAAGAAGCGGAGGACGCAGAAGACGATAATTTCGATGTGGCAGGCAACACCCCCAAGGTGGCGCAGGCAAAGGACGGTGACATCTACAGATTAGGAGAGCACCGTCTTATCTGCGGCGACAGCACCAAGGAAGAATACGTTAACGCACTCATGGATGGAGAGATGGCGGACTTGCTCGTTACAGACCCGCCGTATAACGTGGATTATTCAAGTAAGAATGAGATGCTGAATAAGTCGGATAAGGGAAACTGTGTGCAAGCACCTATCAAATCCGACAAGATGAATGATGCGACCTTTACCAAATTTCTTACAACTGTTTTTCAAAACAGCAACATATACATGCGAGCAGGCGCAGCGTTCTACGTTTGGTTTGCCGATAATCATTTCGTGGAAGTGTGGAGGTCGTTGACAAACAATCAATTAAAAGTCAGCCAGCAGCTGTTTTGGAACAAGAATGGCTTGGTCTTAGGGAGGCTTGATTATCAGAAAAAGCACGAACCATGCTTGTACGGATGGAAAGACGGTGCGGCACACTACTTCGTTGACAAGCGTAATTTAATCACCGTGATAGAGGACAAGAAAGACCTCGACAACATGAGCAAGCAGGAAATGAAAGACTTGCTCGAAAAGATATTCATCAAGCAGGAACTACCATCAACGGTTATTGATTGTGACAAGCCACAACGAAGCGCAGACCACCCGACAATGAAGCCTATCCCGCTAATTGGCAGACTGATTGCAAACAGCAGCAGGCGCAATGACATTGTACTCGACATATTCGGAGGAAGTGGAACAACCTTAATCGCATCCGAGCAGCTGGGGCGCAAGTGTCGCATGGTTGAGTTTGAACCGATTTATTGCGATGTAATCATCAAGCGATGGGAGAATCTGACGGGCTCAAAATCTCAATTCATCCGTAACATTCACGAAAAGACAAAATAATTATGCCGAAATGTAAAGAGAACATGACGGCGAGCCAACTCGCCAACATAAAAGGACACGAGTTCAAGAAAGGGCAGAGCGGCAACCCCAACGGCCGCCCCAAAAACCGTATGCTCAAATTGCTCAAGCAGATTTGTCCGAAAGGGAAAATCAAAGAGAACACCGGCCTCACCATCTGCGAGATAGACTACATCGAGCAGACCGTGCTCACCCTTACTCTTTCAGAATTGCAGTTAATAGCCAAGGAGGACAGAACACCGGCGTACATGAAGACACTCGCTGTTGCCATTATCACGGACATGAAGAACGGCAGGACAGACACGGTGGGCAAGCTCCGTTCGCGCCAGTACGGTGACATCAAGCAGCAGGTGGAGGTCACCGGCAAGGACGGTACGCCGCTCATGCAGCAGAACATGACGCAGGAGCAGGCCAAGGAACTGCTCAAGAAGATAGAGGGCGAATTTTAAAGGGAGCGTGGCAGACAGGTGGAAATAACCGAGAACGACATCACGAGGGCATGGGCATTGCAGGGCACGCTCAACTTCACACGGTACTTCTTCAAGCAGCAGTACAAGAAGAAGTTCATTGTGGGTGACCACCACAAGGCGGTATGTGATGCCCTCGACAGCGTTCTGCGTGGAGAGACAAAACGGCTCATCATCAATATTGCGCCGAGGTATTCAAAGACAGAGCTCGCCGTGAAGAACTTCATTGCCGAGGGCCTCGCCATCAATCCGGTTGCACGCTTCATCCACTTGTCATACTCCGGTACGCTCGCAATGGATAACAGTGTCGCGATTAAGGACATAGTGAACGGCGAGGCTTACCGGGCGTTATTCCAAACCCGTATCAAGTACGGCAGCGACACGAAGAACCGATGGGACACGGAGCAGGGCGGCGGTGTATATGCCACTTCCACGCTCGGACAGATTACCGGTTTCGGAGCCGGCGAGGTTGACCCAGTGGACGAGAACGGCAAGCCCCTACCCTACCGCTTTGCCGGAGCCATCATCATCGACGACCCTATCAAGCCGGAAGACGCGCTTTCGGATGTTGTGCGCGAACGTGTGAACCGCCGCTTTGAGACCACCATCCGAAACCGCGTGAACAGTCGCAATACGCCTATCATCATCATCATGCAGCGTCTTCACGAGCGGGACTTGTGCGGCTACCTGCAATCCATTGAGCCGGACGAATGGAGGGTCGTGTCATTACCGTGTATTACGGAAGATGAGAATGGCAACCCTAAACCGCTGTGGGAGTTCAAGCACACGCTCAAAGAACTTAATTCTATCCGGCTGGCGAACGGCTTCGTGTTCGAGACGCAATACATGCAGAATCCGAAGCCGCTTGAGGGGTTGATGTACAGCCATTTCAAGACCTACCAGACACTTCCTATTGAGGCACACCTGCCGGTGAAGAAGTGCTACATCGATACTGCGGACACCGGGGCGGACTTCCTTTGTGCCATCTGTTACGACGAATACGAAAGCGGCTGTTACGTGACAGACATCCTCTTCACGAACAAACCAATGGAATACACCGAGCCGGAGACCGCACGCATGTTGGTACGCAATGACACTGCCGAGGTGATTGTCGAGGCGAACAATGGCGGACGGGGATTCAGACGCAAGGTTGAGGAGCACGTGCGCACCATTGGAAATTGGAAGATGAGTTTTTCAGACTTCACGCAGACCGAAAACAAGGCGGTGCGCATATTCTCTCATTCGGCAGAAGTCCAAAACATGGTGTACTATCCGGAGGGTTGGGAGACAATGTGGCCGCAATACCACTCGGCGATGAGTGGCTACCGGAAAGAGGGGAAGAACGAGCACGACGACGCACCGGATGCCACGACGGGAATCATGGAGCACTTCCAAGGCCGGTTGCAGGAATACACCGACGATGAAGTGCAGGATATAGAGGACGAGATTTATTAACAAACATACGGCAACAAGGAATAGGAGACAATACAATGCCAACGATTCAAGAAATTATCCAACGCGGTGTGAGGCTTCCGGCAGACATCATCGCTGACTTGAAGAACAAGACAATCGATGTTCCGGAATGGGGAAAGCTCGAAAAAGAGTATAATCCGAAACAGCATCCGGTCTACACCAACAAAGCGTACCGTGACAAAGTGAAGCACGGGAAGACGGAGAAGATGACCCGTATCACCTACCCGATTCAGAAGCTCGCCTGTAAGCGCATGAAAGAGCTCATGTTCACAATCCCCGTTCAGCGCAAGTACACCACAGCAAATGACGCGGAAAAGAAAGCCGCCGCCATCATGGAGGCGATATTTTCAAAGAACCACATCAACTCGGTGAATATCAAGCGTTCGCACAAGGCGTTCGCAAGCTGCGAGATTGCAACCATCTGGTACACACAGCGGGCCGAAACCACGTATGCAGGAGAAAAGAGTGATGTGAAGCTCCGTTGCCGGACATACAGTCCAATGGACGGGGACACCCTGTATCCTCTGTTTGACGAGTACGACGACATGATCGCCCTGTCAATTCAATACAAGCGGTACATCAAGGATAAATGGTACACATACTTCGACACATACACAGCCGAGCATCACTATCGCTGGGTAAACAGCGGCGGAGATTGGGGAGAAGACATCGAGCCGGAAGAAATCAACATTGAGAAGATACAGGGTGTATATCTCCACCGCGGCGAACCGATTTGGGAAGACCAGTCGGAGAACGGGCACGAGCTTGAGTGGACGATGAGCAGGAACGGCAACTATCTGCGCAAGAACAGTCGGCCTACATGGGTGGAGTACACCGACAAATCGAGGGTGAAGCATGGCAACGAGCCTGCCGATGACAATGCCGGGCGCAACATCCTGCGCTACGGCAAGGATGACAAGGCTGGCTATGCGACATGGGCACAGGCGATCGATGCCCTCAAGTTCCACACGGAAGAATTGCGGCGCAATATTCATACCACGCTCCAACTTCCTGACATGAGCATGGAGCAGATGAAAGCCACGCCGATGAGCGGCGAGGCCCGTAAGATGCTCTTCATAGACTGCCAGATGAAAGTGACGGACGAGAGCGGGGATTGGATAGAGTTCTTTGACCGCGAGGTTAACGTGGTGCGCGCGTTCTGCAAGAAGATGTTTCCGTCCCTTAAAAATGCCTTTGACGGCCTTGGAGTGGAAAATGTGATTACCCCATTCCAAATCAACGACAGAAGTCAGCTGATTCAGGACATCGACAGGGCCACCGACGGTAAGGCGGTCATGAGCCGTAGGACTGGAATCCGTCTGCTTGGCGAAGTTCCGGAGGAAGAAATCGATGCCGAAGAGCAGCGGATAATAGAAGAAGAATCCTCAACCGCAGACATATTCAACAACGAACCGACGGAGTGACCACCACACCACCGGACAGGCAAAAATCGGTAAAGTATGGCGGACAAAAATAACATGATGCGAAAATCCAAGAAAACGAGCCCCAAACGGTCGTTTGACATTGGGGTGTATGAAAAACAACGGCAACAACTACTCAACCAGCAGGCCCGGAAAGTAGAAGAACTTTATAAGCGTGCCGTTGACAAGATTGTACATGCTGCATACTCTGAAATTACGGATGCAGCCGCAAGTACGGAGTTTCGCTTCAAGGACTTCCCAGCCCTCGGCAGGGAGGCCGAAAAGTACATCGACGAACTCGGTAAATCGCTTCAACTCAACATCAGACAGGGAGATATGGAGGCTTGGACGCTCGCCACCACTAAAAATGACGCTATTGTGAAAAGCCTTGTCACCGGCTATGGCATTCCAGAAGCCATTGTGAAAGATTGGACACATCCGCACCTTGAAGCGTTGAGTGCTTTTATGGCGCGGGCAAAGTCCGGAATGAATCTTTCAAACGGCGGTAACGCTGCATCATCCCTTGTTGGCGTTTGGAATCTTGGCCAGTTCAAGAACGAATTAGAGCTTGCCTTGCAACTCGGAATCGGGAGCGGAAAGAGCGCGGCGGAGTTGAGCCGTGATGTGCGCAAGTTCTTAAAGCACCCCGACAAGCTGTTCCGCAGGGTACGGGGCAAGAACGGGGTATTAAGGCTTTCCAAGGTCGCCGCTGCGTTCCATCCGGGACAAGGCGTGTATCGCTCGAGTTATAAGAACGCCTTGCGTCTGACAGCGACCGAAAACAACATGGCATACCGTACCGCCGACCACGAGAGTTGGGCCGCAATACCATTCGTCCTCGGTATCGAAATCCGCCTGTCAAACAACCATCCTGTAGAAGATATTTGCGACGAGCTCGCGGGCCGATACCCGAAAGAGTTCAAATTTGTAGGGTGGCATCCGTGGTGCAGGTGCTATGCCGTCCCCATCCTTGCCGACAAATCGGAAGTCGACGAATATTGCAGACGGATGATGAACGGTGAAGATGTTTCTGACTTCAAGTTCACGGGCCGAGTAACAGACATGCCGGAAGTGTTCACTAATTGGCTTGAGAATAACGAAGAGCGGATAGCCAAAGCCAAATCGCAGCCGTATTTTATAAAAGACAATTTTCATGACGGAAATCCCAAAAATGGCGTTTTGTGGAAAGATAAGACAGTTGACAAAAAGAACAAACCAAATGAATATGTCTCAAATGGTACGTTTGACAGCGTAATAGCCAGCGCAAAGGCGGCGGGGGTACAATACAGGGAGGTTAGCCTACTTGACAAGCCGCTAACAGAAGCACAGATTGTTGAGAAGATTGCAGGTGGCGACAAGACAAAAGGTTCTTGTTCCTCGCTCGCTTTTGCTTATTCCGCGAACAAAGCCGGGCTTGATGTACTTGATTTCAGAGGCGGAAATAGCCGGAGTTTCTTCGCAACAAAAAGCAATATTAAGGCTATAGCAGAGCAGGCTGGTGGCATCGTTTCAAAAGGATATAACGATTTTGTTTGCGCAAATGAAATATTGAAAAATGTTGAGAATGGAAAGGAATATTATTTTGCCGCGGCAAAACACGCGGCCATGATACGCAAGCAGGCCAATGGCAGATTTGAGTTTCTTGAATTACAATCGTCAAGACAGAACGGCTGGAAAGAATTTAACGGCAAGGTGTTCAAGGACAGGTTTTCGGCTAAAAAGAGCCACACTTCGTATGGTATGAAAATGGAATACTCACAAGTGTTGATAGACTTTAATAAGCTTACAGAAGACAAAGGTGCGTTAAAAGAGTTGATGGGCTATATTAACACCGAAGCAGACAAACAGCTCAAGGGGGCTGGCGGCTCTATAAAATAAAGCACAGGAAAGAGGGTGTGTCAAAATTGACACACTCTCTTATTGGCGATCAGCGAAAAACTCTACCCAATACGGATTTTCCTTGTCAAAGATGGCCTTTTCTTCATTTGTGAGCTTGTCCGGATAGTCCGCAAAGAGGTTGAAGACCTTTTTGCGGTCAAAAGAAAAAAGGTTTTCCCCAACCGTATCTGGAGTTTCGGCCCACCAAACCTTATCGGTCGGCTTTTCTTTATAAAAATCATATTTTCGCATAAACTAAACTTTTATGCAAATATAGGCAAAAAGTACGAAAAACCACATAAAAACAAACAAAATTATCCCTATTTTCATACTATCAAGGAAAACGGATAACTTTTGTTAAAAGTGATTTAAATGTAATCACTTTTGGCTTTTTTAGTTAACTTAGCACCCAAAAGTAATTTTATTCTACATGAGAAAGAAAATCTTAGAGGCGTTGAGCACCCGTTTTGAGGGGGTAGACGTGAAAATCTTGGAGCGGATGGCCAAGAAGTTGGCCAAGACGGTCGAGAACGAAGACGGGATAGAGGAAGCCGTTAAAGGCGTAACCATCCAACAACTTATCGATTCGGAGGGAGACCGCAGAGCGAATGAATCTCGGGAGACCTACGAGCAGAAGTACGGTCTGAAAGACGGCAAGCCTGTCGGGGCCACAGAGGACGAGGAGGACGACGAAGCAGAGGACGAGGAGGACGACGACAACGAGCCTATCCAGCCTGCCATATCGCCAAAATCGGGTAAGGGCAAGCAAGGCAAGAAAATGAGCCAGACGGACAAGATGCTCAAGCAGTTGCTTGAGAACCAACAGCGGTTAACGGACGAGCTCTCAAGCATGAAGCAGGAGAGAATCGGTAAGTCCCGCAAGGCACGCTTCGAGGCATTGCTTACAGAAGCCGACGAGAAGATCAAGACGCGGTACATGAGAAATTTCGACCGGTTGAACTTTAAGGATGATGAGGACTTCGACACATGGTTGGACGACATTCAATCTGACATCGACGACGACATCAAGACGGCAAAGGCAGCCGGGACGGTGACGACTGTACCCAAGGGAGGAAAAGCGACACGCAAGGAGGGAGAAGTTGATCCGTCGGTGACGGCCTACCTTGATTCAGAGGCAAGCCGTGAAGACGGGAATCAGTTCAGCACCATATCGGGGCTGCCGCAACAGACACCGCCAACGCCTGCCGCGAAGTAAACCCTCGAGACTTATCAAACGAATTTTGACATTAAAAGGAAACGAGAATGAATCGTAACTTCAAGTATGAAGCAGCACCCAAGCCGGAGCCTGTCTATTTCGAGCAGATTTTTGCCGAGAAACCGGGCGGAGGTTTGCTTGTGGGGCAGAACTTCAATGTTCAGAAGTCCACCGCCGTAGCGGAAGACGGCAGTGGCAAGTTTGTGCCTGTCAAGGCATACCGCCTCGTATCGGAGGTGAAAGACAGCGACACCGCTATCAAAATTGCCAAAGGTAGCGGCGTACAGAAAGGAGACATAATCGCCACGGGCAAGAAAGGTGTCGCCTGTACCAAGGTGGACACCGAAACAAGCCCGGACTACGATGTAGTGACCGTGACGCTCGGCGTGGCAATCAAGGCCGGCGTAGTGCTTTATCAGGCGAAAGAGGCATCGGCCAACGCTGCCGTTCCGTTCAAGACACCAAAATACGTGCTCGGCACCGCCTATGAGGCTGGAACGGGCGATCAGGAGGTGCGCCTTATCAACGGGGCTAATATTCGAAAGGAGACCGCCAACATCGCTGTCGAGGTGGTAGACCTCATGAAAGGCATCGACCTCGTGTAGGTAGTTTTTTACCAAACATAAAACAAAAAAACAAGGAGAATAAAATATGGCATCAATGAATGCGCCACTGTTCGACATTGACATTCCTGGAATGCAAGCAGCAGTGAACAAATTCAAGCCGGGCAGCGGCTTTGTCTGGGCGCAGCTCTTCCCACTGAAATATACCCGTAAGTTCGACATCAAGGGCATCGAGGGTGACGACGGTATTCCCGTGGCTGCTGACCGCGTGGCTTTCAATGTCAAGGCACCGAAGAAGACTCGCAAGACCGTTGGCCGTTGGAGCGGCAAGCTGTCAAAGTACAGCGTGAGCCGTGAAAAGGACGAGGTGGAGATCAACGACTACCTCGATTCGCAGACGCTCGCCAATGCGGCTACTGAGAACCAACAGGAGAAGCAGGAGCTCGTCAAGATCGTTTACGACGACCCGAATTTCTGTCGGCAGGCAATGGATGCAAAGGTCGAGCTGGATGCAATGCGCATAGCTTGTTCCGGCGTGCAGACTTTCCCGGCCAACATTGAGGGCGACATGGCAACCGAGGATGTGATTAACTTCAACGTTCCGGCATCCAACTTCGTAGGCGTTTCCATTTCAGACAAGAAAGACAAGGCCGGACACGTGACCACCGCAGCAAGCACGTGGGACAAGGCTGACACCGCAGACGGTATCGCCGACATCATCGCCGCACAGAAAATGATCGCCTCAAAGGGGTTGCCAAAGCCTCGTTTCGCGTTCATGGAAAAGGCGAAATTCCAAGAGCTTTGCGCCCAGCAGGCCACAGCGCGCCGCCTGTTTCCACAAGTTAAGGATCTGTCGGTCATTTCGTCAGAAATGGTTAACCTTTCATCCGTTAACGCCTATATGCAGAAAGCGGAGAACGGTTTCCCGACAATCATCATCCTCGACACCTACGTTACCGTAGAGCACGAGGATGGCGGCAAGGAAACCGTCAAGCCTTGGAACGTGAACGTTGTCACACTCGCACCGTCTACGCAGCTCGGTTGGACTTACTACAAGAACGTACCGACCGTGCAGAATACGGAGGCCTTGCAGGTTTACGGCAGCTTTTACAAGCTCACCCGTTACAGCGAGGTCAACCCGATGCTCGAAGTGACAATGGCCGAGGCGTACGTGCAACCTGCGCTCATCAACCGTCAGAGCCTTGTGTTCCTCAACACGGCTAACAAGACATGGGCAGAGGGTGAAGCAGCCGCCTAATCTATCATTCCCGATAAATTCAAATGCAAGTAATCAAGGCACTCATATCGTTAAGCAGTTATCCGATCCCTGCTCCGGTCGTTGAAAACATCATCGACGAGCAGGGGTTGGAGGCTGCTGCCTTAGCCGACAAGGAGACGCGTGGCAGCCGGGCTTTCAAGCTCGCCAAGGCGCATGTCTTCCGCTTCCTTTCAAACGCTCCGAATGTATCGCAGGGTGGCATCAGCTACTCGTTCAGCGAAGACGAAAGAGCGCGGTTCTCGTCGTTGGCAAATGCCATCTTCAACGAGTTTGGAGAAACGGACGAGACGGACGAAGTGCCTTGCGGCTACGTAGGGGAGGACTTTTAAATATGATTGTTGCAAACGGCACGATACAAATCAAGACGACAACAGGAGGTGGCGTGGTTCACGGAATCCCCCAGCCAGTCGTTGAGGCATGGAGCGAGCCGATACCATGCAATATCAGCAAGAGTCGTGACGACCACCGTGGCACTTACATAGACGGGGCTTTCAAGCAGGTGCAGGCAACTATCCTGATTGAGCCGCAGGACTTCACAGCCAAGCGGATAAAGGTCACCGACAACCGAAGCCAAGAGCTCGGAGAGTTTGAAGTGCAGAGCGTCACTTTTCTTGAAGCCACCCAAGCCCTGCAAATCACCGTATAGGAGATTCCGAAATGCCAATCAAGCCATCGAACAGCTTTTCCGCAAGAATCAGGAACGAGGTTAAGGAGCGCACAATGGCGGCCAAGGCAGCCATCGCAACCCAGCTTTTTTATATCGGATTGGAATGTCTGACGAATGCGAGGAGCGTTCACCGTTACAAGGACCGGACATCAAACCTCGCAAGTTCAATAAACTATTGCGTGGTCGTTGACGGCGAGATAGTCCGTGCCGGAGAATGGCAGGCGATAGGCGGAAATGAGGGAGACGGCAAGGAGGGAGTGTCTGTCGGTATGGAATATCTGCACAAGGTTGCTGCCGAACAGCCGAAAGACGGGAAAATCCGTTTTGTCATGGTGGCCGGAATGCCTTACGCACAATACGTCGAGGCTATGAGCTTTGACGTACTCGACACGAGCGAGCAGATGGCGGAACGCAAGATAAAGGAGATGCTTGATAACATGTTTAAGCCAAGGTAATGACGGAATGGCGCAGAAGTCAACCATAGAAATCGAATTGGAGATGTTTCGGGCCCTTGAGGGCCTGATGGCCAAGAGTGTCAAAGGGACATTCTACAGCAGCGAGATGCGTCCTATAGAGGCTTGCACCGAGGACGCGGTGCTCACCGTCTCCAATGGAATGCCGGGACAATTCGAGGAGGGACGCGCAAGGTTGAATATCTATGTCCCCGACATAGACTGCGGACAGGCCGACAAGGTGGCAGACAAAGATCGGCTCCTCGAACTGGCAAAGATAGACAAAACCGTGCTCGACACGCTCAACGGGGCTGACACGGACTATCTGTTCGACTTCTTTCAGACGACCGCCATAGTCGCCGTACCTGGTAAAAGCGAGCACTTCGTGAATATCGGGATTCACTTCAAGTTAGTTACATTTAACGAATAAATTTTACAAAGGAGATATACAGATGGATAAAATCATCATGGCGTGGTCTAAATGTATGGTCGAATTCGGACCGACAGGAGCAAGCGACGCTTTCGCATCGGCACTCACCGATGTTGGCAAAATCCGCAACCAGACCACACAGCTTACATCAAATGAGGGCGACACCCTCACCGAGACTGCATCGGGCGGCGAAGTCGTGGCGATGGAGCAGAACGAGGGCACTCTTGAACTTCAGACGACTGTCATTGAGCCGTCGGCAGCCCTGCTTAAAGCTCTCGGGATCGCCGGCGACGAAGATTCCAGCGGCGAGCAGAAAATCAAGTCACACATTGTTCCCGGTGACATGTCGGTAAAGGTTACGCCCAAGAATAAGGGTGCAAAGGGTATCAAGGCCCCCGTCACGCGAATGAGCGTAGCCCCGACCTTTGACGAGCAGAACGGTAACGGCTTGGTTATCACATGGCGCATCTTCAAGACTACCGCCATCGCTGAAACTCCTGCAAGTGGCGGGAAGCCGGCAGTTGACAACAACTATTGGTATTCCAAGTTCACCACCAAGGAGGCCCTCAAGTAAGCGAGCGTTTCAAATCTTCAATAGACACAATCTCAATCACCGGGAGGCTCGGCACAAGTCAGACAGAGCCGGTCTCCCGCTTGTTTTGAATAGCATAAGAGTATGAAAAAAAACACCGACACCATCGCAAAAACATTGGAGCAACGGGTTGCCGAGGCTATCCTGCAAAAGACCTCCGACAGCGTGGAGATAGCCGGAACCGTCTACGAGGTGGCTCCGCCTACACCGGCCACGCTTATTATGGTTTCGGAGCTTGTTTCGCAACTTCCGCCCGTAAATAAGGACGCAAAGAATATTCTCCACGAGGTGTTGCGCACGGCTAAAGATGCAAAAGTTATCGGAAAGATAGCCGCCGTGCTTATTTTGGGTGCAAAGCGAATCCGCGAGGGTCATACGGTCAGCGTCTGCCATCCAACTGGGCGAAAGCGTTTCAATTTGAAACACTTTCGGTTTGAAGAAGTAGCGGAATCCGAGACAATACCGGAAATCGACTTTGTGGCCCGGACTATTCTCGAAGAGGTGGAGACGAAGACACTCGCCGGAATTGTCGGACGGAGGCTCGTTGACTTGCAGGTCGGCGATTTTTTCGGGCTTACCACTTCCCTGTCAGAAACAAACATCCTAAGGGAAACAAGGGAAGTGGAGGAGACAGCATTTGGGGAATAGTGATCGGATGGGCCAAGAATCTCGGCATAACACCCGATCAGGCCCTATACGATTACAGTTACAAGAATCTCCTCTTGTTTTCGGCAGCAACTCCGCAGTTTGACGACGAAGAGGACAAATGGGACTCCAAGATAGACGCGAACGACCCGGACAACTTCCGGAACGAAAGCAACGACAACGAAGAATTTGTAAAGGATTACTAAAATGAACGCTGATAACGGTGCAGAAAACTTTGTCATTGAGATAGACAATTCCAAACTGGAGAAAGACGCTCAACGGGCCGCCAGTCTCATAGAGGGCATTGGCGACGCAGCCGTGCGCCAAGGCGAGCGTCTCGACAAGTCCGCGAGCGAACTGCCGCGCCTTATCGAGGAGCTGAACAAGGCGTATGAGGAGCAGAAGCGCACCATCAGCGACCTCGACAAGCAGATTCTCGAACACAAGCAGTTGCAGGAACTCGACAAAAAGGAGGTGCAGGAACTCAAGGCGGCATACGAGGAGGCCAAGAAAGCCAAGGGCGAGTATGCCGCACAAAATGAGAAGAAAGCATACGAGGAGGCGCAGAAAGCCGTACAGGCCGAAGCCGATGCCATCAAGCAACTAAACCTCAACAAGCAGGAATACCAGCACCTCAACAGGCAGACTATAGAATCCATTAAGGAATTTCGGTCGGAAGCCTACAAGATACCGACTGTAAACGAGCAGATAGCCGAGTCCATGAAGACGGTGGCGAAATTGTCCCTCGGCTATCTGTCATACGAGGGGGCCAACAAGTTCATCGCCAAAGCGGCGGAAGTCCGCAGCGAAATCGAAATGCTCCAAACGCAGATGGACGGGCTTTTCGGAGAAGATGCGGGAGGCAAGATTTTCTCCGGACTGAAAGAAATGGCCCTCAACAGCGGAATATACAAGACTACGGGCCTTTCGCAGGTAGCCGAGACACTTAACGTTTACGGCGAGGAGACAGAAGACATCCTACCGCTCATGCAGCAGTTCGGAGATGTGGCCATGGGTAATGACCAGAAGTTGCAGAGCCTTGCAAATGCGTTCGGCCGCGTCACGACGCAGGGCAGCCTCTCAAGCCTCACACTCCGCACCATGATACGCGCAGGGTTTAATCCGCTTGATGAAATGGCGCGCACCACAGGCAAGAGTATGCAGCAGCTCCGGCAGGAGATGAGCAACGGGCAAATCACCGTTGACAGGGTACGCGAGGCCCTCAAGAGTGCGACCAGCGAGGGCGGCAAATACTACAACATGACGGAGAAGCTCTCCAGCTCCATCAAGGGCGAGCAACAACGCCTCGCGTCGATGATTGCAGGCGTGTACGCAAAATTCGGTGAGGAGCACGAAGACCTCATCAAGTCGTCGCTCAAGCTCCGACAAGCCCTCGTGGCCCATTATGAGGACATCGGCAAGGCCATTGCCATGCTTGTGGGCACATACGGCACGTACCGGGCCGCCGTGATTGCAAACGGGGCCGTCGAAGCCGCCATGAACGCGCACTACGTGACCAAGATACGGCTCCTTAGGCTCGCAGCCGTCGCGCAGGCGGCGTTCAACCGCGTGCTCATGATGAACCCGTATGTACTTGCCGCAACCGCCCTCGGAGGGCTTATTACGGCCATAGCCCTTTACAGCAAGAAAAGCACCGTTGCGGAGGAAGCCGCCAAGCGGTGGAACGAAGGGGAGAAAGAGCAGACCGAGCAGTACGAGAGACGCAAGAACAAGCTCAACGAGCTGCTTTCAAAAATAAACGACGAGACGGCAAGCGAGTATGACAGGCAGGATGCGCTTGTCGAATTGAAGAAAATCCTCCCGTCGGTCTTCTCCAAATACGATAATTGGATTGAACTGCAAAAGAAATTGGCGGAAACCGCCGCCATGGCCAACGAGCAGCTGCAATTACAGAACGCAATAAACGGAGGTGCGAGCAACTACAAAAAAAACAAGGAGCTCGCAAATGATTTGCGCGAGTATCAGGACAACGTTCGCAAGTGGGGTTCAAATGCCGCAAAAAAAGCCCTGTATGACAAACACCCTGAAATATTCGAGAAGTCATGGGGCTTCGGAGGGCTCAAGTTTAAGGGACAAGGAACTCTGCAATCTGAATGGAGTGCAGCCAGTGACTTGTTGCGGAAAACCAACGACAAACTAAAAGACGATGTTAAGCAGGTTCAATCCACCCTTGCCACAGCATGGGACAGCAAGCTCGCCTTGAAGTCCAACAAGGAACTGAACGACAACCTTGTCTTTTACGAGAAAGAGCTTAAACGCTTCCAGAACGCCAATAAGCCGACTATCAAGCGCACGAGGACGAAGAACGGCATGTCCGAGGAAGTCGTGAAGCCAAAGAATCCGAAAGACTTTATAGCTTTCAAGGATTCCATGGGTAATACTATCCTCCTTACAGAGGACGAGGTGAAGCGGCGCATCAAGAAGCTCAAGGCCGAAAAGAACGTGTCAGCAAACAACAGAGGCCGTGATTATCTGAAAGAAGCGCAGGACGAGCTTAGAAAAAAGCAGGAGGCCGAGCGCAGGGTGATTGCGAACCGCAAGAAATACCGCACGGCAGAAGCCTACGAGGCAGACCTTAACAAGGCCAAGCTCGCCGTAAAGGACGCGCAAGCCACCGTTGACCGCCGCGAACAGGACAAGGGGCTGAAATCGCAGGACAGAAAAGGGGCAAGCGAGCGGGCCAAGGCAGCTCGCGAGGCCAAATTGCAGGCCGAGCGTGAAGACAAGGCTCAAAACAAGATTACCGAGGAGCAATATAAATACGCCCGTCAGACAGCCAAGCGGGCCGAAGCCAACGAACTGCTTGCACAGCAGGCCGTCGTCGACGCTATGGCCGAGGGGAGCAAGAAGAAGCTCGCCCAACTCGACATCGACCACAAAAAGGAGCTTGCAGCCATCGACGAGGAGGCGCGGCAGCTGTACGAGGCCAAGGTGGAGCACCAAAAAGAATTGTGGGAGGCCGACACCAAGAACGAGGGTAAAGGCTTTTGGACTTCACACAAGCGAGATGCGAATACCGGACTTGTTTCGGGCGTGGATGCGCTCACCGAAGAAGAAAGCAAGGGCGTTAAGGCTAAGCGTCAGAGCGAGAATGTGCGCTATGGCAAGGAGGTGCAGGAAACCCTCCGGCAAAGCGTCGATGCAATGATCGGGTATTATAAGCAGTTCGGCACGCTTGAAGAACAACGCTACGCCATCGCCAAGGAATATGACGAGAAGATCGCCAAGGCGCAGACAGACGGAGAGCGGCGGAGCCTTGAGGCGCAGAAGAAGAAAGACCTTGCGACAGCCGGGGCAAACTCGCTGGCAAACGAAATAGACTGGTCACAGACATTTGAGGGCGTAGGCAACGTTCTCGGCAGCGTGGCCAAGGAGACACTGCGCAAAGTCGAGGAGTACATGCAGACCGCCGAATACAAGCAGCTCAAGCCAAGCGATCAAAAGGCATACGCCGACCTCCGTGAGAAGCTGACCAAAGAAACAGGCGGCAGCGAGACTTCGCCGTTCAACTTCAAGCAATGGGGGACAATCGCGCAGCAGGTCAAGGAATACCAGAACAGCGTGCAGGCACTCCAGCGGATAACCGAAGAACACCGACAGGCAGTCAACGAGCTGCAGAAAGCGGAGAAGAACCTGTCAGAATCAACGGATGATGCCAGCAAGCAGGTGGCACAGGCAGCCGTAGATGCGGCGCAGGCTAAAGTCGACGCTACCGGACAGGCAAAGGAAGAGGCGCAAAAGGCTGCCACGGAAAAGCAGCAGCAACTCACAGACAGCACTTCCAAGGCAACGAACGGTATGCGCAATTTCACCAGCGCATTGCAGGAAATCAGCGGCGGATCGCTTTATGGATTCGCTAACGGCATCACAAAGCTCATCACCAGCATCGGTGGGACGAGCAAGAGTCTCGGCGAATTGGGCGGAAAAGTTGGAGGGATCGTCGGGGCAATCCTGCAGATTTTGGATGCGCTTGGCGACGATCCGACGAAATTCATAGATGATATTCTTGAAAAAGTCACCAACACCGTGGAGAAGATATTGGCAGACCTCCCGAATTTAGTCGGGCATGTCATCCAAGATGTCGGTACTCTGGTGGGAAGCGTCATTGAGGGTATAGGCGGTATTTTCGGAGCAAAGGACGGATGGCTCTATGGAAGTAATGAATGGCGTGTGAAAGAGGTCACCGAACGCCTGACCAAGAGCAATGACGCACTCAAGACTTCAATAGACCAGCTCAAGGACGCTATAGACAAGGAAAACGGAGTCAACGCCATTACCGACACGCAGAGGGCCCTGCAGGCACAGCGGAGCATCAACGAGAACCAGCGGAAGATGCTCGAGGAAAACATGGGAATGCACGGGAAGCACCATTCTAATGCCTATTATTGGGGGAAAGACAGTTGGTTCTTCAATAATCCGTTCTACACCAATCTGTTGCGCAAGGCAGGTATAAATGTTCCGGACGGATATTCCAAGATAAACAGCATTCTGCAGGATTTCAAGAAGCGCACCCCGACAGCGGACACCAAGCTGGACAAGGTAGGATCGCTCGACGATATGTACAAGCTCACGCCAGAGCAGATGAACGAGATAAGGACACAGAATGCAGAACTGTGGACGCATATCACCACGGTCGGCAAGTATGATATGAGCAAGTATTGGAATGCTTACGCAGACCAAGCAGGAAAGACTGCCGAGATAGCCGACAAACTCCGAGAGAAACTCACGGGCATCACATTCGACAGTATGCACGATGATTTCGTGAGCAAACTCATGGATATGCAGAATAAGGCGAAAGACTTCACCAAGGATATAAACAAGCAGTTTGCCAAGGGGCTTCTCAACTTCTCTATCGGCACACAAATGGATGCCAAACTAAAGGAATGGTGGAAGAATTGGGCAGACACCATGCAGAAGCAGAGCGGTGATCTCACCGACACTCAGATAGACAATATGCGTAGGGAGTACGAGGCGTTCGTCAGTGAGGGTATGCGGATAAGGGACAAGGTTTTTAAAGTCACCGGATATGACAAGGAGACATACGCCCAGTCGAGCAGTTCAGCGAGCCTGTCCGGAATAACACAAGACCAAGGTCAGGAGTTAAACGGGCGGTTGTCATCCATCCAAATTCATGTGGCGGAGATAGCCGAAGCCATCCAACAGGAGGCCGAACGTAATAAAAGTGTAATATTCAGCCTCGGGGATATCAGAAGTATCATGAATGACCTCATGGATTTGCAGGTGCAGGGCCTTAACCATCTTGAGGCGATAGAGAGGCACACCAGTGTGCTGCCGCAAATGAACGAGCGGATAGACAAGATACGCCGGAATACCGAAAATTCATAACAGGAGCAAGGAGTAAGAGTATATGAACCGACACGGAGAATTACATATAAACGGCAAGGATGCATTCGATGAGTGGGGTGTAAACCTCACTGACAGCAGTCTCACGACACTTATGGAGCCTGAACCGCTGAAAGATCCGGTCACAAACAAGAGTGCGACCGAAAACGGAAAGCAGGTGCGCAGGGAGTTGGCTCCGAAAGTGGATGAAAGAAGCATCACACTTGCTTTGCAGCTCCATGCCGCGAGCCGCGACGAGATGTTCTCGAAGCTCCTGCGATTCAAAGCGGAGCTAAAGAAGCGGCGTATTGAAATAAAGACGAAATACGAACCCGGGGTGATTTACCGCTGTGATTACCAAAGCTGTACACAATACAAGTCGTTCAACCGCGGTATAGCTAAATTCAGCCTAAAACTCAACGAGCCGAATCCGGCCAACAGAGGTACAGAGGACACTGACGATTATGAGAATACGGATATTTAACAGGCAGGGCGAACAGGCATACACGCTACCGGTTGCCGACGGCAGCACGTGGGCGTGGAAGCTGCAGGAGAGCGAGCATATCATCGTGAAATGCTCGGCTGACCGCGTTTTGTCGTTAAAGAAAGGATTCTACACAGACATAGACGGTCTCGGGCGGTTTGAAATAGTAAATCTCCCGACGCCATCCGCAAACTCTAAGGCGGCAGGCTACGACTACTAGCTTAAAATGGAAAGGCCGTGGTGCAAATTCAAGAACCGCATCATGTTCTTTAAGCGCGGAGCTGTGCTCGGAATGGAAAGCCGATGGAACCTTACGGACACCATCGGAGCGCATACGGGAATCGTAACTGACAATTTGGCATCATGCGGTTTCACTTACAAGGGCGACGCTTATATCATTGTCATACACAATACGGTGGACACTTCCAAGAGCGTGCTCATCCAATACGATGGCACTTCAATTCTCGATGCCCTTTCGAGAATTGCGGAAGCGTTCAAGTGCGAATGGTGGGTAGTGGATAACGAAATCCACTTCGGGCGTTGTGAACAAGGAGACACGGAAATTACGCTTCGCAGCGGAAAGGAAATCAGCACGCTTTCACGGAGCGAGGACAGTAACGAGCACGGCACGCGCCTGTATGCTTTTGGAAGCAGCAGGAATCTCAACAAGAACTACCGGCGAAAGCTAAAGACCCCGTTCACCATAGACGGCTACCACATGCTCGACAACGGGGACACAACCAAGACTTTTGTCTTTTCGTTCAAAGATTTCAGCCTGCCGAAGAAAGCCGTTCGTGAGTCGTCGATGATGACATTCGAAAACGGGATGGTCAAACAGATTCGGTATGTTGGTGTAAAATATATTGACGGACATGCGGTCAACGACGGGCGCGAGCTGTATAGGTTTTCAGACGGCACTTACATACTGTCAGGCACAACCCATAAGGTGACGCTCTCCGGCCTCTCTATGATGTATATCAACAGACTTTACACCGAACCGATAGACGGACAAGAGGACACCGCAATTCAAGGTGTGGCCGACACTGTGCTGCAACTCCCTGCCGGAACACCATATCTCGACAGTCCGGATCTGGACGGGGACGACGATATAGTAGAAATCCGCAAGACATACGAAGATATTTACCCGAGGGCGTTGCTGACAATTACCGAGGTTTCAACGGTGCAGGCCAAACACACCGATGAAAGCACTGGAGAAGTCACATATTGGACCGCGTACCGCTTCAAGGCCAAGAAGTCGCAGGACAACACACCGTTTGAATTTGACGAAGATTATCTGATTCAGGAGGACGGCAAGAATCTTAGCATTCATTTTGAAAGCGGGGCACTCAACGGATTTGATTTCGAGGTGCATTTCAACCCCGATGGAAATAGCGGCGAAAAGCGTCTTTTCGAGATAACTCGGAATAATAATTATAGCTTGCAGCTGCCAAACGAAACCGCTGCACCTAAAGTCGGTGACACGCTCTATATGTACAATATGGATGCTACCTTTATCGACGATTCGCTCGTGTCAGCGGCTGAGGCGGAACTGAAAGAGGCCGCGGAAAAGGACTTGAAAGAGCTTTGCAAGGACAGCGGTGCTTACACGGCAAAAACAAACGCCGTTGAGTTCGGTCGCAGAAAATTCAAAATCAGCTACGGGCAGAAAGTCAAGCTTGTTGCACCTGAATATTTCAGCAACGACACGAATAGCCGCTCAAGCCGCATTATTGGTTGGGAGCTCAATTTGGACGACCGTACGCGTGGCGAATACACAGTAGGCGAAAGTAAGGCTTATAGTCAGCGTGGACAACTTCAAGACAATGTTGCAGAACTTGTTTATTATAACAGCCAGATAAAGAGTTCCGCGCAGCTTAACGGGGTTTTGCTTGCAACGTTAAAGAAGCAAGTCGCCAATCTCGGCGAAGAAATTGAAACAAAGATCTCCAAGCTCTCCCCCGACACAGCCCAAGGGCTCATCACCTTTTTGAAGGGCATCGCCTTCAAGGACAAGTACGGTATCTCGGGGCTTGGCGAGGCCGTCTTGAAATCCATGAAGCTCGACGGGGCGGAGATAGACGGGGAGGGACGGGCCACTGTGAAATCTCTGACAGCGGAAGCGGTCAAGAGCCCCGACTTCAAGGACAGCGGCACGAATCTCGACGGCAAGGGCTTCGGCATGTGGGTGGACTCTTTCGGGCGTTCCCATGCCGTGGCCGACATCATCGAGGCGCGGGTGAAGGCCGTTTTCGCCGAGCTTGAAGTGAAGAAGTTCACGTTCTCGAGCGGTGACCAAGGGTTCACGCGTGCCGGATGCCGGATTGCGCTCGTGAAGATGCTCCCCTCCGGAGACTTCCGATGCTACTGGCTTGCTGACGACGGGGAGCGGAGAATTTCCAATGACTTCCACGTGGGTGACCAAGCCATGGCCAAGACCTCCAACATCATCAGCAAGACCACGCAGATGGCCGAGAACCGCTACTACTGGAGGCTGGTCGTCAACACGGGCGAGGAGGCCTTGGAAGACGGCAAGCTCTATAACTTCGTCGACCTCTCCAACACGCGCGGCACGGTCACACTGACAGTCGGCGGCAAGGACCATACCTGCATCGGTTGTGACACCTCCGTGCCCAATGACGAGCCCAAGGCCGAAGACAGCATCGTGCAGCTCGGCTCGCAGACCGACCCTGAAAGGCGATACGCCTATATCATATATGTCTCCACGGGAGAGCGCGTGACATACGCCGGCATCAACGACTACGACCTCGACTCACACATCGTGGAGCTGCGGTCGGCCAAGAGGAACTTCACCGTGTCCGGGTATCACGAAATCATCTCCGCATCCGGCACGGGAGAGGGCAGTCCCCTCGTCTGCGAGCGCGGGGCGTGGTATAATGGGGCCGTGTCCGGGCACTATGACCACTGGAGCCACAACAACGCCACGTGGCTCTGCATCGTCGGCAAGGGCAGGACCACCACCACCGAACCCAAGGACGGCAGCCCGGAGTGGGTCAAGGAGACCTACGGGCAGAAGGGTGACAAAGGCGATCCGGGCAAGGGGGTCACGAGATTCGAGCTCCTTCTTGCCGACGGGGACCGGCTCTACCGTGACGGGCAGCAGCACGTGGCCACGCTGGAGGTCTCGTATATCAAGGACGGAGAGGATGTCTCCGACAAAATAGACGCTTCGCGGCTCGTCTGGTCACGGGAAAGCGAGGCCCCGCAGTCCGATGACGAGGCGTGGGGCCAAAGGCACGCCAATGCAGGCACATCCGTATCGTTGGACTACACCGACATGGCCGGCAAAACGGACATTATATGCGCGCTGCTCGACGAAAACGACAGGGTGGCGGTGCAAGGCAGGTTTTCATTTTAGGAATCGTTTAATCACAAAATACAAAGAATCATGGCAATACAGGCAAGAGGCCGGGTGACTTTCCACAAGATAGTTGACGGCAGGACAATCAATTTCATGCTGGCACCAAGCATCAGCACGCAGCAAATCATGTCAAAAGACCCGGTAAGCTATGTGCCGGACTACACGCAGACCAACCTTGTACTGGTCCCCGTACTGACCATCTCCGGCAGCGGCGGCGAGAACAAGGTGTCAGGCACATGTGCATGGTACATCGACAATTCTAAAATCACGAGCGGGCAGAACGGCTTCACCGTCAAGACGACATCCGCGGACAATTTCGCCCTCATACTCGGGCATAACTTGAAAAAGTCTTCGTCCGTCATCAGGTGCGAGTACACCTACGTAGATCCGGACACGGGGGCCTCGCAGCAGTGTACGGCTGTCATCCAGCTGTCGCAGGTCGAGAACGCGGGCACTTCCATCATCGCCGTGATGGACACTCCGCTCAGCGTGTTCACCACCGTGGCAGGTGTGGCCAAGGATGTGAAGGTGTCCGGACACATGGTGCGCGGAGGGGCCGTCGACAACACCAACGTGGGCTACTCGTGGGAGATACAGGGCACAGACGGCAACTACAAGGCCATCACCGCCGCCACTGCGCCTGCCGGCAGCGGACTGCCAGGCGGCAATCTTTTCAGCGGGTGGAACACGGACACGCTCACCGTTAACAGCAAAGCCGTGCTGAACATTTCCAACGTGCGGCTGACCATCAAGGACACAGACCCCAACAGCTCGACTTTCAACAAGAGCTGCTCGGCTGTAGGGACCATCATCGACATGACCGACACCTACGAGCTCGACGGAGGGTCGGACAAGAGCATATCCACTGCACATGCCAATGGTGTACCCTTGGAATGGATTATGAAACAGGGCGGCAAGGTCTGGGAGGACGGCAGCTATACAGGCAAGACCATCGGTTTTTACCGGCTCACGGATGCGGAGGCCAAGGATGCCACATGGGCTCCGGCATCTTCTGACTTCCCGGGGTGGACGGTGGCCAACAATGAGGTGAAGCGCACGTTCAACACCCAAGATGGGCTCGGCACTTCCGCCAACCGTACCGTGCGCATCAGGTACTCGCACATGCGCACCGGTATAGACACCAAATTCGAGGCTTTCATTGATTTCTAATCTATGGCAATACAGGCACGGGGACGCGTGACGTTCCACAAGATTCAGGACCCCTCCTACACTTTCCTCCGTTACTCGAATGACGGGGGGAAGACTTTCACGCCTGCCAAGCCGTGGGTGGAGACGGGCGAGTACGGGAACGGGCGGAACCTGCTCAACGGCATTCCCCGGGAAGTCTCTTTCTCGACGCAAAAAGACTTTACTGTCGGCCCGATAGGCAAGGTCTTGGTCGGAAGCAGGTATGCCGTGTCTTTTGATGTTGAAAATTCAGAGTCCCAAAACGCAGTCGGTGACGTGTTGTTCTGGTCGCAAACGTGGAAAAGCGTTATCATTGTGCATTTCGTCGCGGACAACACGGAGAGGCATGTCGAGTTTAGTTTTGTGATGCCTAACTGGGTGGAGAACGGCAGCAATTCCGGATTTAGAGCAAGATTCCGCAAGACTTCCGGAAGCGGTACGGTGACGGTTTCAAAAGCGAAATTGGAAATCGGCGACACCGCCACCGACTGGTCTCCCGCCCCCGAAGACCAAGCCCTTGGCACCACGCCCGGCAAGCTTCTCGGCACACTCGTATGGGACAAACCTTACCCGAGCATGGACACCGCGGACTACACGTGGAGTGAGGTGCAGGGAATGGACGGCAACGGCATTGTCAGCATGAGGCGGATGTTCGCCGTCGGCGTGAGCCCCACCGTGGAGCCGACCGGGTACAGCGAGACCGCACCGCAGATGACACCGGACAAACGCTATCTGTGGGCCTACGACATCATCACCTACACCGACGGGACATCGACACAGACCAAGCACGCTGTGATAGGGGTGTACGGGGAAGCCGGGAAAAACGGCAAGGATGGCACGAACGGGAAAAACGGCGAGAACGGCAGGCCCGGTGCGGACGCGCTTAGCGTGCAGGCATCTTCCGAGTACATCATCGTGGACACCGCCGACAACGGGAGCGTGGGCGCGGGGCAGCTCGCAAATGCGTGGACGGACATCAAGGCCTACCGCGGCAGCGAGCCTGCGTCGGTGGTCATAAAAAGCGCGAACACCTCGGCAGGCATCGGCGTGAAGACCTCGTACCGCGTCGAGAACGGCGTGGGGATTTCACGGGTGAAGATTGAGGCCGTCAACAACGACCCTGCCACGGGCTACGCCTACGGCAGCGGCTATGTGGACATCGAGGCCAACGTTGACAACACAGACTTTAAGCTGCGGATATTCGTCGGCACGAACCTGCACAAGCTCCTCAACGAGTGGAAGCACGACAACGAGCATTTCAGAAGCGACCTGACAAGGCTTCAAAACGACTACAACGGCAACAAGAGCACCTGGAACAGCAGGATAGAGCAGAATGCCAGAGCCATCACGCAGAGGGTCGAACAGACGAGGTACAACGCCGACACGGGCGAGATGCGGAAGAACATCGCCGAAGTCAAGGCCACGGCAGGCCGCATTTCCGCCAAGGTCTCGGAGAGGCCGGAAAGGACTTACAACCTGCTCAAGGACACCAAGACCCTGCACGGGGCGAGAGTCTCTGCCGGCAGCGGCGTGACGCTCGCAGACCGGGCCGTAAAGGACTTCACCGTGGCAACGGGGAAGAACACGGGCAGCGGCAATCTCGACGTGTTGACTTGGAATAATGTTGAACTCAAGCCCGACACCTACTATTCGCTGTCGTTTTGGGCCAAGGGGAGCGGCTCGTTCAGCTGTTTCCTCTTTCCCGACGCTTGCGCCGAAGTCGTCAATTCGCAGGGCTTCACCGGCACTTCGGATGACGGCCACAACAAGTTCGACTTCACGCCGGAATGGACATTCTGCCGTGCCACGTTCAAGACCAAGGCCGGGGTCAGCGGCAAGAAGAACGTCATCCCCATGCGCCTCCACGCCGCTTCCGCCGGGAGCATCTACGGGGTGTGCCTCGTGGAGAGCGCGGCCCCCTCCGTGTGGGTCCCGTA